TGGTGAGTGGATGTGGGAAAACAGAGATTTCTATAACGGTCTTTCTGTATTACCTTACGATGGTGGAACTTATATTCAAGCACCATTTGAAGATTGTACGAAAGAAGAGTTTGAAAGATTATTCGCTAAACTACACTCAATTGATTTGAGTCAAGTTATTGAGTTAACAGACGAAACAGATTTGAGTAGTGAGTTAGCATGTGCTGGTGGAGCTTGTGAAATCAAATAACACACATACAAATATTGATAAGTCAAACAAGGGGGAAGTGATTCCCCCTTTTGACTTTTATATTGAAGATGGAAAATATGTGTTCACAGAACAATATCATTTGAGAAGGGGAAGTTGTTGTGGGAATGGTTGTAGACATTGTCCATATTTTCCTGCTCACAAAAAAGGAAATACAACTATATTTATAAACAATGGCTAACGGTACAACATACGGTTTGAATTTTCCCTTTAGGGATTCGTTAAGAGGTGATTACTTACAACTTACCGAATTGCAATCGCAAGAAATAAAGGCGGACCTTATTCATTTATTATTAACGAGAAAAGGTTCACGATATTTTTTACCTGATTTTGGTACAAGATTATATGAGTTTCTTTTTGAACCTTTTGATGGTTTAACGTTTAATGCAATTGAATCTGATATTAGAGATGCGATTCAAAACTTTATGCCAAATTTATTGGTTAATAGTTTGAGTATAACTCCAGCGGACATACAAGAAGAAGTTGACATTGCAACAGGTCAAAACGTGGTTGGAAGTAGTGAATCATCAATATACAGATTTCCTGGTAAAGGAACTTCAGAATACACAGCAAAAATAAGAATAGATTACTCAACAAATGGTTCAACATTTGGCCAAAGTGATTTTGTGATTATCAATATTTAATATAGATGGCAAATAATAAAATATCATATACCGTCAGGGACTTTCAGGGAATTAGAACTGAACTCTTAAATTATGTAAGAACTTATTATCCTGAGTTAATTCAGGATTTTAATGACGCATCAGTTTTTTCTGTATTCCTTGATTTGAACGCTGCGGTTGCAGATAACTTGAATTATAACATTGATAGAAGTATTCAAGAGACTGTATTACAATATGCACAACAAAGGTCATCAATTTATAACATTGCCAGAACCTACGGATTAAAATTACCAGGTCAAAGACCATCCGTGGCTTTAGTTGACTTTTCAATTACAGTTCCTGTATCTGGTGATAAGGAAGATGAAAGATACCTTGGTACTTTATCAAGAGGTTCTCAAGTAGTTGGGGCGGGTGTTGTATTTGAAAATGTTTATGATATTGATTTTGCATCACCATACAATGCACAAGGTTTCCCTAATAGATTAAAGATTCCAAATTTTAATGCTAATAACGTATTGATAAACTATACCATAACTAAAAGAGAAGTTGTGGTTAATGGTATTACCAAAGTTTTCAAAAAAGTTATCGGAGCAAATGATGTTAAACCATTTTACGAATTGTTCTTACCTGAAAAAAATGTTTTAGGAATTACAAGTGTGTTATTAAAAAATGGTACTGATTATACAAACACGCCAACAGTTGCCGAATTCTTAGGTTTGGATAATAGATGGTACGAGGTAGATGCTTTAGCGGAAGATAGAGTATTTGTTGAAGACCCTACAAAAGTTTCTGACCAACCAGGTATTAAAGTTGGTAGATATATTCAAACACAAGATAGATTTATTACAGAGTATACCCCTGAAGGGTTTTTGAAAATGACATTTGGTGGTGGTACAAACACCGCTCAAGACCAATTGAATCAGTTTACTACGGTAGGTGCAACTTTAGATTTACAAAGATATTCTAATAATATTTCATTAGGTGCGACTTTAACTCCAAATTCAACTTTATTTGTTCAATATAGAGTTGGTGGTGGATTGGCAACAAACTTAGGTACAAACGTAATCAATCAACTTGGTACGGTATCTTTCTTTGTAAACGGACCTTCAGAGACTACAAACTCATCTGTTGTAAATTCATTAAGATGTGTTAACGTAACTGCCGCTGTTGGTGGTGCGGGAATACCATCATTAGAAGAAATTAGAAATTATGTTTCTTTTAACTTCTCAGCTCAAAAAAGAGCGGTAACCGTACAGGATTATGAATCTTTAATTAGAAATATGCCAGCTCAATTTGGAGCACCTGCAAAAGTTTCAATAACAGAAAACGATAATAAAATTTTAATTCAAATATTATCTTACGATACGTCAGGTAAATTGACCAACATTGTTTCAAATACTTTAAGACAAAACATTGCAAATTATTTATCAAACTATAGAATGATGAATGATTATATATCTATCTTTAGTGCCGAAGTTATTGACTTGGGTGTTGAGATTTCAATTGTTTTAGATTCAGCTCAAAATTCAGGTCAAGTAATTGCGAGTGTGGTTGATAAAATATCAACATATTTTGACCCACAAATAAGACAATTAGGTCAAAACGTATATCTATCTGAAATTAGAAGTATTATTCAAAATACAAACGGAGTACTAACCGTTTCAAGTTTGGATATATATAATCAAGTTGGGGGTCAATACTCATCAGCCGAGACATCTATGACTTATGCGAATGATGAAACTAAATTAATCCAACCTGTTGACGATACTATATTTGCTCAACCATCACAAGTATACCAAGTTAGATACCCTAACAAGGACATTAAGGTATCCGTGAAAAATTTCCAATCTGTTACTTTCACATAACAAGTTTATTTATTCATTCTTTAGTTTATTATTAAATGGTGTGGGTTCACATTAAAAATTCCACATAAACTATTTATTAATTAAAGAAATTGATGGGTCAATCATATAGAATAAAAACTGATTTAGGTATTAGCAAAACTATCAATGTTCAGTTAGACCAAGATTTTGAGTTTTTGGAGATACTTTCTTTGAAAATTCAACAAGAGGGTCTTTATGACAGAAGTTGTGCTGATTATGGTGTTGTTGTTGGTAGAGTTACCGCAAATAATGGTTTTGGATTACCAAATGCGAGAGTTTCAGTGTTCATTCCGATAGATTCAGTTGATGAATCAAACCCACTAATATCAAGTATCTATCCATATAAATCACCAACCGACAAAAACGAAGACGGTTATAGATACAATTTATTACCTTACGAAAAATCATATTCAACACATGCCGCAACGGGAACATTACCTTCGAGATTAGATGTTCTAACAGGTTCAACCGCAATTCAAATTTACGACAAATATTATAAGTTTACTGCAAAAACTAATGAGAGCGGTGACTATATGATTATGGGTGTCCCAAAAGGACAACACACATTAGTTATGGATGTTGACCTTTCTGACATTGGTGAATTTTCTTTAACACCACAAGATTTAATTAGGATGGGGTTAGCGACACCGGCTCAAGTTGCTGGTGATAGATTCAAAACTTCAACCGACTTAAACTCATTACCACAATTAATTAATTTAACCAAAACAATTGATGTGTCACCACTTTGGGGTGACCCACAAATTTGTCAAATTGCAATCAACCGAACTGATTTTGATTTGAGGGATGATGCAAATGTTGACATACAACCGACAGCAACATTCATGGGTTCAATTTATTCTACGGGTGATGCTTATAAAGTTAAGTCTAATTGTAAACCTAATGATGATATGGGTAACTTGTGTAGTTTAACTACAGGTCCTGGTCAAATATTAGCTATTAGACAAACGATTGGTCAAGATAGTGATGGTAACCCTGGTTTGGAAGTATATGCTTTAGAACAGGCTGGTAATATTATAGATGGTGATGGTACATGGATAACAGAATTACCAATGAATTTGGATTATGTTGTTACCAATCAATTTGGCGAAAGGGTGATATCGTACGACCCAACTATTGGTATCCCTACTAAAGGAAAATATAGATTCAAAGTTAAATGGCAACAACCACCAACTTTAAGTCAACAAACAAGAAGGGCGTATTTTTTAGTACCAAATGTTAAAGAACATGGATGGACTAATGACACTATCGACCCTTCAAGAGGGACACCTACCGCAAGACAAAAAGTTGGTAGTTCCTATTATTTTGGATTAGCGTGGAGTGGATATACTGACGGATTCTCAGGAGTTGAAAAAACAAATAAATTAAACGATGCGATTGAATGTAATGACACATTTTATCAATTTGATTTTAACCGAGTGTATACAGTATCATCTTTAATAGATGAATACAAAAAAACAAATCGAGGACAATTTATTGGAATCAAAGAAATTAACAATAATGATTGTGTTTCAACAATAAATAAATTTCCTGTTAACGATGGGTTCAGAAATTTTGATTTATTCTTTTTTATATTTTCAATTTTATTTACAATAATAACAGTAATTGCGTATCCCGTACTGATTATTGCACACATATTAATATTCCTTTATAATTTATTTATAACTGCACTTTGTGCAATATGTGGTGTAACAATTTTAGGTGGACGACCTTTTAATTTTATTTGCCGAATATTAAATATAAAATGTGACCAAAGAGAATTCACAATACGATTACCAATGATTACATATCCTGAATGTCAATCATGTGATTGTAAATCTGATATTGCTACAACAAGACCTAATTACCTTAGTCCACCAGACGTAATTGGAAGTGGTGCGTTAAGTTATTTATCATCATCACCTTTATATAGAACCACAATACTCAATACCGTTGTTTCGGGTGATACAATTAATGGTGATGAACTTGCTGTGATGCTTTCAGAATCCATCGGTGGTTTTAGCTCAATTGCATTTCAGACAAATCCTAATAGATACAAATTACCAATATCAAGTCCTGTTTTATTAGATTTTGGTCAAAATGGGCAAAAATGGTTTGTTATGGCTTCCAAAAATTTACCGTTAGGTGAAAGAGTAAACATATTTAATCAAAGGTCTAGTTTCTTTTCGGGTGTAAATAAAATCAAAGTTACTTTTGCGAAAACATCAAATATTGGTAAATTTCACTATGATAACACTATAACAGTGTTAAGTAATTCAAACACAAAATATAATGTTGGGGACTTATTAGCGTTTGTTGATTTAAGTGGAAGTACCGACGTTAATTACAATTATAGTGCAGTTACAACAACTGGTGTCACCAAGGGTATTACGGGTCAAACATATCATCCATTATCCGCATCAACAAACGTTAGTGTAACATATGCAACAGGACAAAATACTAGTTCATCTATATCGTATTCGTTACCATATGGTACGGATAATAATATTTACAAATACCCATCAGATGTTGAATACTTTCAAGTAGTCACTGCAATTACAGTTTCACAAGCAATGACATTATGGAATACTGGAACAACACAATCATTCCCAAATGTACTTAATAGTCCAACAAACAGTGATTATTTTGAATATACTTATGGCGGGTCTCAAGGATGGTATTTAAGTAATAGACCTGCAGTCAAACTCAATCCTTTACAACAATTTGAAAATTATCAAGACCAATACGTTTTAATATTACAACGAGGTGTGGACCCATATTCACCTAAGTATGTTAATGAATATGACTTAAGTGTAATTTTTGGACAACCATTGGGAACACCGGGTCTTGTATTTACAGCTGAAACAAGATTGAATATACCAATCCAACCAATACCTATTAGTAGTCCAATAAGTGTTCAATCATTAGCAACTCAAAGTACTTGTTACTATAGTTCATACTTCTTCAGACCTGGAATAGTTGGTAGTACAACACCAGGACTTCAATTCAGCGGATATTCGACACCTAATCTTGGTTATTATGGTTCACTTGATGCATCCACATCATCGACAATTTACTGGAACACTTCAACTAACAAAGTTATTAGTAAACCAAATAATGGTTTTTATGCTCTTAGTGTGAACTCAACAAAATATGACAACAGTGAAGATGTGTCAGGAATGGGTATAATGACTATTAGAAACTATACGGCAATAACAGTAAGTAATGTTGTTCTTAATACATTCATAACTGCAAATTTATCAGACATGCCGTCTACTTTGAATGGTCATTACTATACAGATGCGTATTATCCAAATCTAACCACATCTATTGGCACGTATAATTTGAATATTATGAGAACAGACAGACTTCCAACATCGGACAAGTTGGATGGCAGTTGGAGTAGTAGTCTTTATGTTAATACAGGTAACCCAAGTATATTACAACAAAACTTAAATTTTGGAATTTATGTGATAGATGATTATGGTGTTGTAACTTCTTCCCCTGGTGCTACACTTGGTGCTAGTCAAGTTGTACCTGATATTGGAGGATTACCTAATAGTGAAACTGTTTTAGCAAGTTTTAATTGTGAAACAATGGTTGGACTAGATTGTTATGAGGGTGTAGGTTCTAATTTTCAAATTAAACCATCTTGTCCTGATTCAGATGCGGTTGAAAAAGGTTGTTATTTATTTATGAGACAGCCCCTTTTGGACCTTCCAAAAGATTTGAGAACCTTATCAGAATGGTCATATAGATTTAGATTTTTCTACGCATTGTGTCGAGGTGTTTTAGCAGAATCATTTTCAAACAACTGGATTAACGGTTCGTTATATATGTTCCCAATTCAAACAAACACTTTTTATGATAAAGAAAATAACCCAACATTAATTTCTTTCTGTACTGATTTAATATATTATGATTCTAAAACATTAAATTTTTACTATAGAAGTAGTCCATATAATGACGCAACTAAAAAATTCATTGGACACAGATTTACAGGACTTTCAAATATTGGAAAAGTGAATGATGTTAATTTAATGTTCCCGACAACATTAATTAACTTGGGCATGAAAAATGCGTTTTATTCTGAAATCACTTATGACCCATCAACTAAAGCTTATGTTATACCTGAATTACAACCAACAAGTTATGCTGATACATCTGACTTAATTAACTTTTTTGTTATATCAAGAATAACCGACGAAACCGTTTTGGCTAGAATTTTTTCATTAGGGGATAATTCTATAAATCAATTATTTAATAGACCTTTTGGTAATAGTCTTATTGGTAACATTGATATTAAAGCAAGAATAGACGGAGACTTAGCACAACTACTATCAATAAACAGTGAAGTTGGGAATATTAATTTTTCACCAAACTATTATAATACTGATAACGGAACCGCTAATATATTGGGTACAGGTAGTGACCCTATAATGGCAGTTTGGTATTCATCTACAACTGACAATATTCAAACAAAAGATTATATAACACCTGGTAGAATTGATTTTAGGTCGGCAAACAATGCAAATTATTATCCATATCCTTATGGCATTAAATCACAAGTTGTACCTTTTTATCAGTGGAAGTTAAAAAATACAAATACAATATTTGGCAATCAATTAAACAATTGGGCAACGGATACAGGAGACATTGTTCAAGACAAGGGATATCAATCGATTGACAGAACGGCACTTAACACTCCAAACTATTTTAGACCATTAACTTCAAACGTAAACGACATGTATGCTAGAGGTTATATTTTCAGTATGGATGCGTCAGGTAATTATATAACAACAGGTGCGTCGTCAGACAAATTTATTGTTGGTGCTCCATTCCAATTCTACTTCGGAATAAATAAAGGAAAAACAGCGTTAGATAAATTCAAAACAAAATACTCAGTAAGTGAATAAGTATACAATCATACCAAGTAGTTTAGAATATAAATCAGCACCTTTTGTTGACCAAAAAATTTCTATTAATTTAGAGCAACAATCTCAAGAAATTATAGAATATGATAAAAGTCAAAGTATTGATATACAACAAGTTTTTTATGATGAAAGACAAGGTAGCGGTATATTCAGACCAACGTTTAAGGTAAATTACATTTATGATAACACATATACTGGTACAACGGCATATGTTCCATTCAGAGATTTTCTTTATTATACAACACCTGAAGTATCAAAATCAACTGGTGTTTGGAATGGTTTTCCGCAATATTTTGAATTTGATTTTTATAGACCATATATTAACGACCAACATATCGACTACAAGGCAAAAAGTGCTTACACATATAATTGGATGTATTATATAAGTTATGCATTTCAAAATGATAGAACAAGAGAATTATCGTACAACTTGAGTGGTGTTACATTTAATTGGGTTGCAAGTGAGGGTATACCTTTTATAATAAAAAATGGTGTTCAAAATGGGAGTAATGTTATACGATTTGAGTGTATTGCACCGCACGGATTACTGCCTGGTGAATATGTTGAGTTATCTTTCAAATATAATAACACAAATCTATTCCAAGTAGATTCATTAGGTAATGATGAATTCGATAGTGAAACACACGTTTTTAATTTATTCAATGTTGGTTACACTGGTTTGACATTTGCAAATAATGTTAAAGGTACATTCAAAAGGGTTACCAATCCTGAAAATGTTGGAGAAACAAAATCTGAATATTACATTAGAAGACATAAAATTATTACAAACGTTAATGATTGTTTGATGACAAAAAATGCGTTTGAAAGAAATGTTTTTAATGAAACTAAGAAATTTGAATATAGTTCAATAACACCAAATAATATATCAAGAATATCTCAGAAAAGTAGTAGTAATTCTTACAACGTGACTGTTAATTACGATTTTAATATTCGTGGTTTAATTGATAATCAAAAAAGACCAATCAGTGAGTTATTTTTAACTATTATTAATAGAGGATATACGGGATACTTTAACAAACCGACAAATGGTATTGGACTCAAACAAGGTTGGGGATTCAATTTAAGTAACACAACTAATCCTTGGTGGGATGATAATAATCCAAAATCAAATACCAATATTCAAACTTCAGCATATACTTTAACAAGTGGTGTTACTGCGACCTTCTATTACAATTTACCTTTAATGTCAGGTGATACAATTGATGGTGATTTTTGTGAGTGGAATAAGTATGACCAAATTGAAAGGGTTGTTTCACCATATTATCAAAAATTAAAATTCAATCAATTTGTTTTTCAAACTGCAGGAGTTTTATCAACGAACGCGCCAGGGTATTATTATGAACCACACCACTCAATGACAATCAGAGTTTTTTCAGATTATATTGAAACTGGTGATGTTCAAAATGTAGATTTGGTACCATCATATTCTTTTTATTCATCTTCAGACCAACAATTTAGATGGAGGGAAATATATACTTATGGGTTCAAAGATGGATTGAACAGAGGAGTTGATTATCCATTCTTAAATAGTGCCCATTATCCATTCAAAGATGTTCAATTTAGATTGATACCTGAAGGAATAAACTATAATTCTGTAATATTCGGAATTAATTACCCAGTTAAACCATTGATAGATGTCTGTGAATAATATTAAAATTACTCAGAATGGGTTTGTTGATAATCAAATAACAATACCGATTGAATTAAGTTGGGATTATTTAGGTTTAGACCAAAGTATTGAGGCATATGAAGACGAAGTAATAACACAAGTAATTGGTGTTGGTAGAGATTTTGAAGTTACAAGATTTGCACATGCACCATTAACAGGGGCGACAGATGCAACCGATGTTCAATATGAATTTAACTTTTTCTCAGGAGGTTCTTTAGATAATAGTACCAATTGGAAATGTGATTACCAAATGGAAGGATTTACGACACAAGAAATCTTTTACTATACAAACAATTATTCAAATTCTTTTTTCAAATTGGACTTTTACGATAACGTTGATGATAAAAGACAAACCAATTATTTTACTGTCATTATTCCAACACAACAAGGTTTAACAATGGATGCTATTATGCAAAGAACACCAGTAAAGATTAAAAAACCCTATTTTGTATTGGATTATGTTGGTGATAAAGAAGGTTTCTTTTTTTATTGGTTGAAAAAAAGAACATTTCTTGATATTCGAACATTCTATATGACTGCAAAGTTTTATGATGCAAAACGTGGATACTTTATTAAGATGATGAATATGCCACAATCATCATTACCAAGTGGTTCAAATCTTTCGGCAAACAAATATACTTTTGATAGTACAAAATATTTTTATTACAGAGTTGAAATGGATTATGAATTACATCAATATCAAGTATTCAATATAAATCCAAATCAAAGTATCTATAATTTGTCAGGTCAAAGAGCGGGAGCTGGTATTCCCATAAAATGGTATGAATATGTTAACCCATAATGCAAGATTTTTATAATATAATAATATCCCCCGAGACAATTAGCGGTGATATATTCACGGTTAATCTTGAAGGTCAAGATGTAAGTTCAACCTATACTGGTTTGACCGTTGGGGTTTATTCTGCTATGACCCAAGTATTAACAGCGGGTTCAGGAGGAACGTCATTATTGACTGGAATGACAATTCCAATTTTATTAAGACAAACTGCTATTGACGTTGGATATTATAGTCCTTTTGATGGTGCGGTTTTACAAAAAGACGTTGTTGCAAATTTCTTGTTCTCGTCAACTACCACAAATCCTTACACCTATAACATTTATAACACGTCAAGTGAGTTTCAAAAGTTCTTAGAATTATCGGCATACAAAGTTGATTGGGGTGACGGTTCACCAAAACAAACAATTACGACTTACGCTCCAAATTCTATAAGTCATACTTACCCAACGGCAAATAGACAATACAACATTACTTTAGAACAAACTAATCCATGGGGGATTACACAAGTAACCAAAACAATTACAACACCATACACCGAAGTTGACCCACCTAACCCAAACGGAACCGCATACTTCATGCCTGCTGGTGGTAATTGGATTAACACACCTGTTAGTTATGATTACATTTTTTCGGGTGATGCGATTAATGAAGTTTCGGCTCAAACATCAATTAATTATATTACGGTACCATTTACGGTGTCGGGTATAACATCATCAAGAATAACTGAGTTAGCAATGTACGGTTCACCTAAATACCAAATTGGTGTTCCTGTAATTCAGAATGGTCAGATATGGGGTGCGATTACAAATACTGCAACAACTTACACTGCCTATACAATTAATTCAGTTGATTACTATGATTATATTGATGGTACAACAATATTTTTTGAACAATCTTCAGGATTTACTGAAAATAATTTATCACAAAGACCAATAACAAAAGAAGAGGTTTTATTGAAAGTTATTGACCAAGTACAGGTCCAAACAAATGTTTTTGTTGAACGTGGCAAAAACTCGGCATATGAAAGAATCCAAAGATTAGGAGAGGTTGATAACTTGGGAGATTTAATTAATTACGGATATGGATTTTTTAACGTTGAAAAAAAGAACTAAACTATTTATAAGATAAAGAAAAACTATGGCAATCGGTTCATACGGCACAATACGACCAAGTGATGTTTCACCTGAGGACGTACAAATAATAATGAATTACACACCATCTAGAGATTTGACTAATAATTTTACGTTAACTCAATTAGATGCACAAACAATATTGAAACCCTATTTCAATAATACCGAGACTGGTGGTAACGCTGGTGTTGAAGTTTTGGGTGGATTATATAATTTAACATTACCTGCAAATCAATTTAATGCGTTAGGAATCTATACATTATATTTAAGACCCGCTCAGATTAGAACAAAAATTACTGATTGTGGTGTTTTAAGTGCGTTACCTAACGTTAAGGGTATTATCATTGATGTAACAAACGTGCCAGTTCAATATCAAAACAAATTCGTTCCTCAAGGACTTGTTGGTTTTAGAATTGAATACTTAAATGCTGATGGTTCAAAGATACCTAACTTCTTTAGAGTGGTAACATCATCATTTTATTGTGAACCTGTGGTTAGTAATGAGGTAAATACAACTCAAAAATCTATCAGATATAGATATGTTGAGGGTAATTCAAATTTGATATTTTTAACCTTATCACCATCATCATCACCAACTAATAAACCAAACGCAACTCCATTTATTGGACAGCCAAATCAAAATATTATAGTTTCAAACACATTTTTTAATCCAGTAACGTTGGAAATTGAAATGGTTGAATACGATATTTCATCTCTTGCAATTGCCCTTTACGGTAACCAAACAAAATCAATGGATGATGGTATCTACACAATCTATGACACTCAAAATAATATCTACAGACAGTACAACTTGTATGAAATTAGAGACCAATTTAACGCTCTATTATATGAAGTTAGACAAGGTAGAGGTGCTAATATTGATTTTACTAAAAACTTCACAACAATCACAACTTAATGGCGGTTGAATTAAAAAATACTAAATACTTTTATCCACCAACACCTGGTAGTGGTACAAATACTGCTTTTGACAATATTGTAGGATTACAAACTGTTGAGGGTGGAGGACTTACGCAAGGTAATTTTGAATTTACTACGGGTGTAACTGAAAAAGTTAACAGAACATTTAACGTTGGTGCGTTCTCTGAACCAATCTCGTTAGATATGATGAGTGTTGATAGTATAGAACAGAGTAGGGCTATTCTTGCAACACAATTTAGGGTGTATCCAAATTACGATATATCACAAGTTCTTAACTTTTCGATGTATGGTTCTTTATCAAAAAGATTTAGTGTTTCAATCACTAAAATTATTAATTATTTCCCAGCATCTTTGGATGTTATGTTTAGTAATGATGAATATGTTACTGGTAATACTGCTTATGATATATCATACGACAGCGTGGCAGATGAAACGTATTTCAAGGTTAGTGTTGACCGAATTAACAATCCATTTGATATTGATTATTCAATAAGTGCGGCAACTAACTTGGCGGTTAGAGAGTTGGTTGTTTCTCCATATAGAAATTTATACAACACTTATTTAGATTATTGTATTAGTATCAACGACAACATATATAAAGTTGTTGCGTTTACACCATCTGAAACATTATCTTATGGTTATATACAATTTTACGTTTCGGGTAGTCCTTTTGGTACAACGGCAACAACAATTAATGATGATTTTCAAATAAGACCAAATGATTATGTTGTTGATAGAGTATTTCAAGAAACATTTGATGAAGTTGAAAAGTTTTTAGTTAATAGATTGGTTAGACCTGAATACACCGCGGTGTTTCAAGTCCCACAACAAAATGAATACGGTCAAACTTACACCGAATTTCAACAAGTTACTTGGCCCAAACAAGGTCCTTGGAATTTAGATATTACTTCATTTTTATTTGATGATTATTTGGAACAAATTCAAGCAATTGCAATTAATTTAGACTCATTCAAAACAAATTTAATTTCAAGATTTTTAGTTACTGATTCATTAAAAGAATTTGATACTTTGGGACAAAAGGTTGAAAAGATATTTCAAATTTATGGTAGAAGTTTTGACCAAGTAAAACAATTTATTGATGGTTTAGCTTATATGAATTCTGTTAACTATAATCCTGGTAATGATATACCTTCACAATTATTAGTTAACCTTTCGGCAACATTAGGTTGGTCATCTAATTTTTCACCAATCACCAATGAAGATTTCCTATCGTCTGTATTTGGAAATACATCAACACCAACATACCCTGGTTATGCAAGAGCCTTAACACCAACAGAATTAAACTATGCTTACTATAGAAATCTAATCTTAAATGCCGCTTATTTGTTCAAATCAAAAGGTACAAGAAGGTCGGTAGAATTCTTATTAAGATTAATTGGTGCTCCTGATTCATTAATTGAATATAATGAACACATTTATTTGGCTGACCAAAAAATTAATATGGAATCGTTCTATAGACAATGGGCACAAATATCAGGTGGTACTTATGTTCAAAATGTACCCGCATATGAACAAGGATTCACATACAAAATAAAAGGTAATTTATATACCGCATTTACATCTACAGAAGTTTATGAAGATGTAAGTGTTAGATTGAGTCAATATCCTGTAGATGTTAATGGTTACCCTAAAGCACCTGCAAATACTGAAACATATTTCTTCCAAATAGGTTCAGGTTGGTATGAGGCAACACCACAACATAGAAGCCCTGACCAAGTACAAATTACTGGATTAGTTTATACAGGTCAAAATTTTAGTATTCAAACTCAACTTACTCCTTTCACTTATGGACAGACTTATCTTAACAGATTTAGAGAGTTTCCATACATGACTGAAGGATTTAAGTTAAGGAAAATTGTGGACAACAATAAATCATGGTTATCTGATGACGATAAAGTTAGGGTTTCAACTCAAGGTGATTACAATGCATATTATTTTGTTGACAATGAAAAATTAGTATTGAATGTTAAGAACGTTGACATATTTCTAAATCCGGCTCAAGGTCTTGTTTACGATGTTTGGGATGAATCAAGAAACTATGATTACCCAATTCCTGAGTCAGGTTTGACTGTTGGTTATCCTGTACCAGGTGGTGTGGATTGGACATATGTTGACCCAAAACCAAAACAAAAAACATTCTTCGAGTTTAGTCAAACGTTTTGGCAAAACATGATTAATACAAGAAACAGACAATATATTACTGACGGTAAAACGGGAGGATATCCAACACTTCAATCTATATTTTGGAAGTATATCGAATCCGAACAAACAGTTGGTATTCCAAACAACCAATACACTTACCAAAAACTTATTGACTATGTCAATGGTATTGGACCTTATTGGACAAAGTTGGTTGAACAAATGGTTCCTGCAACAACAATTTGGAATGGTGGTGTTAGATTAGAAAATTCAATATTCCATAAACAAAAATTTGTTTATAGAAGACAGAGAGGTTGTCAAATTATACCTGTACCTGTTGACCCATGTTTCATCATATCAAATATATTTGATTATACTTGTAATACTGAATACGTCGATTTCTTTATCTATCCGTGGTTAAACGGAGATGTAACAGTTTCTAATTTTAATAGTATACTTTCTAATCGAATTGATAATATGTTAGCGTCAAGTGGGTTAACATTATCTCAATGTAATCAAAATTCAGTATCAACCGAATGGTATGTTGATTTAACAATTGGTGGAAATGTTTTAATTAAAGAATCTTTCTATAATGGATATGGATACACAGATGTTCCAACTAATACTCAATGGAGAAACGCTTTGATAAATTATTTACCTGAGTTGTATAATTATGGCTACACATATTACTTAAACGGTAATACATTAACCATAACAAATTTAAGTTGCCTACCTCAAAACATGGCTGAAACGGTTTCATTGAACGTGGGAATAAACATTAGTATTGATTGCATGTAATGGCATTATTTAATTATTTTATATCGGTAACGGGTGATTGTCAGAATACAGATTCTGGTGCAATATCACTATTACTAACGGGGGGTACTCCTCCATATACGGTAGAATGGGTTGACCCTAATTTGGGTGTTGATATTGTTACCCTTTTGCCTTCAGTTAGAACAAGTTTAAGTGCCGACACTTATGGTGTTAGAGTAAATGATAGTACCTTACCATTAAACTTAGAGTTTTATATTAATATACCTGTTTCATCAGGAGTTTGTTGTAATATATTGGGGGTTCAAAGTACAACATGTAATTTAGATAATGGTGTTGTAACAGGTTCTTCTACATCTGATTATTCTTCAACTAATTTTTTGTTGTATTCAGGTGATGGAACATATCTCACATCAGGTGTTACAAACACTTCAACAATAATATTCAATAATTTAACTGCCGGAACCTATTATATGGTTGCCCAAGACTTGGGTGGTTGTACAGGACAGAGTTCAAATTTTATAATTGAACAATCGACACCTCTTAGTTTTGGTTTATATGTGGTACCTAATACAAGTTGTGGTGGAAACCCAACAGGTAAAATAATTATAACAGGTCAAACAGGTACACCTCCATATACATATCTTTGGGATAATTTACAGACAGGTAGTACCATAACGGGTTTAACAAGTCTTAATTATTCGGTTCAAGTGACGGATGCGTATGGTTGTACAGATACAATGAGTGCGTTCGTACCTGATGTGTCACCTGTTGGATTAGGTTTGTTCACAGCAACACAACCGACTTGTTTTGCTTCAGACGGTACGATAACAATACAAATTACAGGTGGAACTGCACCATACTATTATTCAGCATCTACAGGTGATGTTGTGATACAATACTCACAAACATGGTCAATATCTGGTTTATCTTCGGGATATTATTCTTTTTCTGTGACTGACGCTGCGTTTTGTAATTTTATTGCTGGGACGACATTACAAACACCTTTAGGTATTGCTTCTGTTACTGTTAATACACAAAATTCTACGTGTTCATCTAGCGGTGGTAGTATAACTATTTCAGTTGTTGGTGGAACATCACCGTACACTTACACTTTAATATCTCCTGGTGGTAATACGACAAATGTGATTAATTCACAAACAACACAAGTATTCAATAATTTACCTGAGGGAACTTATAGTGTTGCAGTTCAGGATGCTGCCGGATGTTCATACATTGATGAAGTTACAATTTTAACGGTAAACACTTATACGATAGCAACAGAAATAACGGGAACAACCTGTAATCAAAATAATGGTTCAATTTACGTTTCAAAGAGTAGTGGTGGTCAAGCACCATTCAATTATACTTTAGATAATAATATTAACGTATTAAATACAAATTTAACGGGTGTTACATTTAATAATGTAACTGAGGGACAACACACAATAACGGTTTCAGATGCAACTGGATGTACACAAACATTACAAGTGTATGTAACACCAAGTGACCCATTGGATTTCTCACTATTAAAAACTTCATGTGGTACAGGTTCAAATGGAACTTTAACGTCATTTATTTCTTCGGGTACACCACCATTTATTTTTGATTGGTCAACCAATGTACCGAACAATCCACAACAAATACAAGTTACAGGGTTAACTGCGGGAACTTATAGTTTAACAATAATTGATTCAAACAATTGTTCACTAACAAGAAATACAACAATTGAATGTGATGCAAATTACATATCATATCAAACATATGTTATGGGTGCTGAAGTATTTAATATTCAATCTCAAACTAAATATGGTTTGTTACAAATGTTAAATGAGGGTTATAATGACATTACTTCAGGTAATGTAGATTGTAGTTTAGTTTCGGCAACCTTTGGGGTTACAGTATCGGTAAACCCATTAGGATTGACAACAAGTCAAGATTTCTTTACATCAACATCTTTGGTATCTGCACCAACAGACAATTTATATTACGATACTGTAACAAGTCTATTACAAACAATACCTGGTATTGGAACCATAACTATTAATGCTTTGGATAATCAAATAACAATTCAAACAGTACCTGGAAACAATACATTGAATGGTCAAGAAATTGTAATTGATTTAACAATCGTTTATGATACAATGTGTTTGTCATGATACAAATTAGAATAACCGAAATAACAGGAGGTACACTCCCAATTAATGTTTATTTGTCTGACGTTTACGGTAATAACCAAAGTTTGTTAGGTACAATTACATCTGCGGTTCCACCTGTTCAGACATATAATTCCACAATACCTGCAATATTTGAAACGGCTCCTGAAGTCATGTTGACTTTGATTGATTCAAACGGTTGTCAGGTGTTCAAAATACTACAATGTACTTATGGTTGTGCGTTTGAGATTACCGTAGAATTGGCTTCTTGTATTGTGAATATAACCGTTACAAAGGAGCCTTAACAAGTAACTTTTTTTATTTTGTCAATTATTAAAATAAAACTAATCGGTTAAGGTATTTATTTAATAAAAATACCGCGAATGTCAACTCATAATATTCTTGTTACCAATAACGCTCCTGGTTGTAATAACCAAATAGAGCAACAAATTTCAGTAACGGGATGTTCTACTTACATTGTCAGATTAACATCAAATTCTAATGCGTTAGGACCTTTTAACGTATATCTTGATTCGTCTATATATTATTCTGCTGTAACAAGAAATAACTTATTGAATGGTGTTCCAGTTGTTGTTGAATGTGGAATATCAAATCCAATCAACATCCAATCATATTATTCTTCAGGTTCAATTTATGCAGGTTATGGTGCAACGGCAACCACCGCGGTTGACGTTTCAGTTTCTGTTTCATTTGTCGATGCAATCGAAACAAATACAACACCAATTCTTAATAATGTAACGATTATTATTCCTTCAGGTCAAACAACAGGATTTACACAAACAGTTCTTTCTGATAGTTATGCCTCTGCAACACAAATTTCTGAATTTAGTGGATTTACAGTTTCTGCCCCAGGTTCGATTTACTCATATACAATTACAACAGGTTA